CTGCTCGGCTTTGCCTTTCAGATACATCTGCATCGTGAAAAGCATTCGCTCGGATTCTTGTAACAGTGCCGTTGGTGCTATCCCGGTTTCACATGACAAATAAGCGATTAAGTAGTGCTGACTGGTTGGGCCCAGTCCCTTAATCTTTAGGCTTTTGGGTCAACATCATCGCCTGAAATGTTTTCCAAGCTGTCACAGAATTCCTCAAAGGTTTTTTCTGTTTTTTTGTTTCGGCGTAGGCTGTTCCAAACAATAAAGCTCAGGTATGTCAGGCGTGGGTCAGACTGAATTGTCGTGACGGCGATGTTGAACTTTTCCTCAAAGGCAATGAAGTCGGGCGTTGAAGCTACAACGCTTTCCTTACCGCCATCAATGAATTCGACAGTGAATGGGATTCGCATTTACTTAAGCTGTAGCTCTTGTCAATGCACCGGTCAACGGCCAGGTGATACTCACGGTAGCTAGATCACCCACGGTCGAGTTGAATGGGGTATATGAGGTTACCAAAAATTCACCAGCGTAGCTCGGGTTGGTTGAAGTTACGGTTCCTGATGTTGGAACCACTACCACAGTTGCGTTTGTTCCTAGCAATGGAAAGAGAGTCGCATCAATTGCTGCGGCTGCGAAGTCCTGGTGGAACTCTAGGGTAATTGAACCGGACCGTAATCCTGCGATCCTTGTTCTCCATGAGCTGCCAAATGCTGTAGTTTCCTGCTCCTCAACTTCAATCGGCAATTCAACCGATGCTAGTGAGGTACTGAAGTTTGTTCCGTTGATTGTAATCTTGTAGTCGGTTGCGACGAATTTTGCCAATTTATTTTCTCCTAGTCGGCGTATACATCAACGGCAAATTCTGCCGCTAGGTATGTGCCTTCGTTTAGCTGGATGGGTGTGTAGTTTCTCATTTCGGTCACTTGGCAGTCGTAGGCATTGCCACCGAGTGTCCTGTCAGTTTCCACTGCTGTCTTAATACTACTAGTTCCTGTTGACGAGCAATAGGCATCAAGGTTGCGCTGGGCTGTTCTTTCCTCTGCTCGTCCAACAATCACGACGACGGCGAATGAATACTTAGTCAGGCCCTTACGCATTGCCTGGTTGTACTCGACTGCCGTTGGTCTGACTATGGCGATTGGGGGGTTGGGATTGTCAGGCATCTCTGCGCTAGTCCGTAGTCCTGTAATCGTTGCGAGGTTTGTTGCGAGCGCAGTTCTAAGGTTTGTAATACTTGCCACTAGGCGAACCTTATTTTTCTGTAAGGATCCACGAGCTGTGCCACATCTGGATCGAGTCGGTTGCTCACTCTCATTATTCCAATGTCTCCAAAGCCTGCCACTCCGAGTGGGCTATCTAGTCTCTTGTAGATTCGGCTGGACTGAATGACGCAGGCCTGCGTGACGGCAATTGGCACGGATGCGAATCCCCAGACTCCGGTCACCTTGACTGTTGCTTCGCCGCCAAGTTGCAGAAACAAATAATCGCCGATCGCTCTTATCTGTGTGTAAGGCATGGGCAGTCCGTCCACAATACCATTCAGCGGCTCTAGTTGCCTGTCTGTAGCCGTCCAGGTAGTGTCGTAGGCTGTTTCGTCGTCTGACTGTGTTTTGAGCTCTGTGAGGCTCACGAGGTCGTCTATGACCGTTACAAAGGAATCCTCCGGGGCGAAGTATCTAGTGGCTGACCCTGAGCTGTAAAAGCTCCGGTTTGTGTAGCCGTCGATGGCCCGGGAACCGGATTCGATTGCCATCTCTAGGAGGGTGTCGTCGACACTGTCGGTGATTCTAAGTGCGGCCTTAACTTGTGCCAGCGTTGCGTATCCGTTTGTGATTGCCATTGTTCTATTCTATCGGTTCCAAAGAATGCGCTCTTTGATGTTTGTTGAGCTGATGCCCTTTGTGTAGGGCAGGTATAACAATCCAATCCCGCGCTCGTCGAGCCAGTCCTGGCTGAATTGCATCTGCTCGTAGTAGTCCCTCTTTGCCCAGTCCGAACCGATCACGACGAGGTCTGGGCTGACCTGCTCAATTGCCGGCTTGCTGTCCTCGTTGCCGATGTTCTCAATTACTCGATCTACATATCGGCAGGCTTCAAGGACTGACTTTCGGTTCTCGTAACTTATGGCTGGGTTCTTGCCCTTGTACTCGTAGATGAATTCGTCGGTGTTCAGGGAGACTACCACTGGTCCGAGCTCGTAGCATCGTCTCAAAAATTCAACATGACCGGCGTGGAAGAGGTCAAAGGTTCCACCTGTGTATATCAGTCCCATCTGTTTTCCCTTCGTACTCTCAATGACCAGGTTCCTTCACTGAAGTCCTTGGTCTCTATTTTCTTTTGGTGGAGCTCTTGGTTCTTTTGGTAGCTCTTGGAGTTTTGCTCTTGGTATCCCGACTTCAGCGTTGAGCTGTTTTCATGGTGGACCTTGGCTTCAATCCGTCGGATCGGAATGCCTGCGTTTCTTATCCTCCGCTCGTAGTCGTTGTCGTCAAAGTAGAGGGGGTAGAATCGCTCGTCATAAAGTCCGACCTGCTCCACGACGGCTTCTCCGATAACTATGCATGACCAGTCCGGCACGATGTCTGGGAAGCTCAAAGCCTTCGGGTCTGCATCCTGAGCTATGACCTCGAGTGCTCCCGGGTCAAAGGTTGCATCGTCGTTGACCAGCACCCAGTAAGGCGCGTATGGCGTGGACTTGATTATCAAGTTCCAAGCTCCGACCAAACCGAGGCCGTATGGCACTCTTGTCAGCCAGAGGTTTTTGACCTTGTCTGGCTTGGTTGGGTTCCATTGGTTAGTGCCGGAGTTGTCAACGATGACCAGGTGCTCCACTGGGTAGTCAATGCTTGCCAGCAATTTCTCGGCTAGGTCAAACCTGGCTAGTGTGGCAAAGCCTAAGACTGGAATCACTTGAGCAGCTTGGCTAATGTGGGCATCCAGTGATTCTGCCAGACGGTATCAATATCAAATTGTTTAGCAAAGTCCACGGCTTGTTGGCTTGTCCTCTCTGTTTCCTTGGAGGCTAATTTGAGTGCGCTCACAATGCTCGGAACTGAAGGCACTTGCCACCACGCATTCTGACTTGGGTTCCAGCTTGGCTGTCCTTCGACCATCCACGAGTCCTCTGAAATGAGGTCCGGGGTTGCGGCCCATCCTGATCCGATGACTCTTGTTCCACATCCGAGGGCTTCTACTGTCGGGACCCCGAATCCTTCCCCCAGCGAAGTGGCGAGCAACACATCCATTCGGCTGTAAATCGCCGCGAGGTTTTCCTGCTCGTATCCAAATCTGTAATCGTCCGGGTTTGGTAGTAGCACTTGGTCCTGTTCCAATCCGCAGGCTTTGAGCAAAGGCAGAAGGTTCCAACCTCCGGCCATTCCAATTGGATCGGTGTGAATGTAGAGCTTGGCCTTTGGGTTGTCCTTTGCGAAAATACTAAAGGCCAAAATGTTCTCTGAGTAAGCTTTGCGGTGCACCATTCCGTTTGCTTTGTTTGCGGCTACCATGCCGACTAGAAATGTGTCATCCTCAATACCCATGTATTCGTTGATGTCTCTGCCTTGTATCTTTTCTGTTGGCTTGTAGACCTTGGTGTCGATTGCGTGCGGCACATATTCGCAGTCAATCTTTCGGCTCTGCATCTGTCTGACTCCATGAGGGCTCATGGCTATGGGTGTGACATTTTCCTTGGTCAGAAAAGCCTCGACTCCCGGTGGCATACTGATGTGGTCCAAAGGCACCCATGCCGCGATTGGGAAGTCGTTGAATGCCTTGGCTGTCAAGACCCAGACATCGTAGAGCGTAATCATGAGGTTGGGTTGCTCTTTGTTGCTTGCTATCCAGTTCTTGTGGTCGAGCGGTCCGGAATCGTTTGAGTAGGCATCAAGTCCCCGGGGGAAGTGCGGCACTTTGCCGTATGGTGTGTCAATCTTTGAAGGTCTGCCCTCCAAGCCGTAATTGGAAAGCATGGCGACATCTGCTCCGGCTTGCTTGAGCTTGTTGATCAGGTGCTCGGCTTGCTGGCCGTATCCTGTGGGAGCTCCGTAGCTGTTGCTCCAGACTGAAATGGTTGCGCTGAGTTTCTTATTTGGCGTAGGCATGGCTTGATAATAGCAGAAAAGGGAAACCCCCCGGCCTACGCACCGAGGGGTTTCCTGCTCTGTTTCTGGGGTTAGCTTGCGCCACCCTTGAAGAAACCGATGTGAGTTGCGTGTGTCAATCCACCGTCAAGGCGAATTAATCCACGATAGGTCACGGTGTCAGACGAGAAGGCAAAATCGGTTGACTGATCAACACGCACGCCGCCTGCGACGCGAACCTTGAACGATGGCAAGTGTCCAAATAGTACAGACTTTGCACCGGTTCCAACGGCCGCGATGTTTGGGTTCTCGTACACTGGATAGCCGAGCAAGGTTGCTGGCTGACCTGGTACTGCAGAGTTGGTCCAGATGTAGTTACCTGCACCGTCCTTTAGCTTGCGAGCTGCAGCGATACCTGTCTTGGCCATCATAAATCCTAGCCCTGGTAGCACTCTGGCACCATCTGCGATTCCGTAGACGAGGTCGATTAGATTTTCGTACGAAGCCGCACCGCTTACACCGGTTCCACCAGTTACAACTGAGCCTGCGGCTGTTGATAGCTTGGTGGTTAGAACGGAGTTAGCCTGAAGGCCGATTGAGGTACCGAGTTGCTGTGCGATGTAGTCGGTGATGTTAAATCCGGCATCGCTTACTAGTTCTGCGGCTGCCTGTACAAGAGCTCCGTATTTCTCAGCACCTAGTGTGATGGATGAGAAGGTTGGGTTGCTCTCGGTGATGGTTCCACCGGCTGCTACTGATCCAGCGGATGAAGTCGCTGTGACTGTCGGAATGACTAGGTTCTCTCCGGAGGTTGTATTGAATACCTCTGAAGTGGTTAGCATCGGGCCGACAAGCTGGGCAATCTCAAACACGCGAGAGTAGAAACTCTGACCCACGGTATTCGTTGATGGCACCAATGTACGAGCTTCGCGAGCGAATTCGTAGCCACGGATTTCACCAGATGCGATTGAGCGCAGAATGTCTGCATCGCTGTTCTGCTTGGTTGAAGCTACCTCAAATGAAGCGGCAGCCTGTGTTGCCTGAGCTGAACGCTCCTCGGCACGCTTTGCTACTGAGATTGAATCCTCGCGGCTGGAAATGTCAGCTTCGAGTTTTTCAATTTTGGCGAGTTCCTCGCCTGAGAAGCTACGCTTTTCTGAATCGGCAATGTCCACAACTTCACGGATCTGCTCGGTTAGGTTAGCAATAGCTTCACGCTGTGACTTTAGAAAGTCAGACATGAGTCTCCTAATTGATTGGTTTTTGATTTGACCTGTTGCGTTGACGCTAAACAGAAACCTCGCGGAGCTGACTCTCGCGATTGATTTAAGTTTAGTCGTTCAATCTAATCCGGGAAAGAAAAGACCACCCGGGGGAAAGGGGGCCCGGGTGGTCCTAGCGGTGAAAGGGGGTTACCGCTTTTCTTTAGTCTCAATTATCCGAACCTCTTGGGCTGGTAATTTGAGAAGTTCTAGCTCGCGTATCAAATCAGCAATCACTCCGGACTCGGGGTTACTTGTGTGATCCTTGATGACTGCGATGGCTGTTTCGATTTGTTCTTTGGTTGCCATTACAATGCCTTCAATATCATTTCAAGTTTCTTTTTCTTTACATCCAGGTAGCCTAGGTCATCCTGCTTTTCTGGATCGACTGTCTCGGGCTGAGGGGTTAGTCTCTGCACGACGGTGTTAATCAGGCTGGCTTCGGCTTCGTTGAGGTCCTTGCCCTCCTCAAGCTTTAGCATGGCATCTGCCAGCTTGTCTGGGTCGACTTCGGTTCTTAGTGCCACTTGGTCAAAGCTCCGGACGCTGGCTTCGCTGGCCTTATATGCCGGGTAAGCAACTACCGAGACTTCGTGGAGCCTGATGGACTTGAGCGTGCGCTCTGAGCCGTCTGAGCTCCATGTGTCTCCGTTTGATGGCACACTGAATCCAAAGCTCATAGCTGAAAGGTCGCCGCGCTTGAGAAGCACCGCCATGTCTCTGCCGTCGGTGGTGTCTGGTAGGTCTGCTTCGACTCTGAGGCCCTTGGTGTCCTCGGTGAGCCTTAGCGTTCCTGACCTGCTTGAGGCCAATACTCGGCCGGTGTCATGGTTGACCAGGAGCTTGATGTCGTTCCTCGCTTTTAGCGATCGGTTGAATGCTCCGGGTGCGATTCTCTCAATGAATGGCAATGGCTCGCTTGCTGAGTTGAAGACTGCGGCGTATCCACTAAAGGTCATTCCTGTTCCATCGGGCAGTTCTCTAAGCTCAATCTGAGCATCAAAGTCTCGAGTTTCTAACTTGGCCATGTTCCTACTTTCCGCACCGGTGAGTGTGCGATTCTCGTCCTCAAGTCTAGCAACCACGCCTTGTGCGTATTCGAGTGCTCTGCGTGCAGATGACTTGCTTGGTCCACTTCCCCACAGAAGGTGTGCGACTACTCCTGGTGATGGGTATTGATCGTTCGTTGGGTTTGCGCTTGGCGCATCTAGGTCGCCGAGGTGTCTGGCTATCCATGCGGCAATTCTTACCCACTTGTCTGCCGTAATATTTCCCGATGCCATGGCTCGCGCTTCACGCACTGTTCGATCGACAAGACCATCTCCGGCTTTGCCTTCCTCGTAGTACCTGAGTCCCTGTCGGGCTGCCGCTCTCATGTAGGCCGGGGCTTCGAGGTTGACTGCTCTGTTTTCGTCTAGCTGAGTTTCCTCGTCCGGGGTGTCCTCTTGTTCATCCTCAATTTTTTCAACCATGAATTCCGGTCTCGGAACCACTTGAAGCTTCAAGATGTTCATAATCATTAACTTCTCGGTGCTCTCAAAGATTCCATCGTCAAATTCATAAAGTTCAACTACTGCCAGCTCCCCTTGAACCATAACTATTTCAGCCAGGATTGTTGGGTTGTTTGGGTCCCAGCTGACATAGTCTCCAACTTTGAGCTGGCCTATCGCTGCTCTCTCTCCGACAAACTCTGTTTCCTCAGCGATGCTTATGGCGATGGCTTGATCAATCGCTAATTCCTTGGTGTCATGACAACCGATTAGGTCGCCATTTTCTTTTTCAACTCCCCAGTTGTTTTGACAGTCGGGGTTGTTTTGTGTGATGTAGTAAGGCATTTATTTGACCACCAAAATTCTAAGGTTGCTGTCTTGATTGGCGATTGCGTAGAGTTCGTCCATTGGTAGGAGCTGTAAGACTCCGGTTTCTGTTGCTCTAGCGTGCATACCATTTGTCAAAGTGACATCCGGCCCACCGATAAAGATTTCATGATTCTGATTGTGCTCATGATTGTGAATGCATACATGCTGGACTCCGACGCTGGCTGGCACGACTAGAGTTCTTACATTTGCCTGTAAGTCGTAGCCATAAGTTTTGACTGCCACTACTCGGCTCCGTATACGCTTTGCGGATTCTCTGGTTGAATCTGCGCCACGCCTTGTAGCTGGACGCTTGGTACTCCGGTGTGCTTGATGGCTGGCAAGTCTAGAGCTGCCATTACTTCGGCCGGGTCAAATCCAACAGTCAGCAATCTTTGAGCCATGATTACTCGCTTGTCGGTTGCCACAAGGTCTGCCGCATCGATGTTCACATTGGCTAGTGGTACTCGCAGAATCTCTCCACCTTCGATTGGCTGGAGGTCCTCAAAGCGACGGATGTCGTTGACGGTTAGGTATCCTGCTTGGATTCCAGTTGAGTAAGCGGAGAAGCGACTGTTGCTGTCTCCCCTTAGCAAACCGTCCAAGCTGAACTTGATGAAGGCTGTCTGGCCACCCTGCTCGCTGGCAAGTAGTGGCGTGAATGCCGATTCTAGTTTCTGCACGATCGGTCGGAGCGTGTGCTGGACGAATGCGATATTATTCTGCTCCACGCTCGAGTATGTGTTGGTTCCTGGTAGTCCCAGAAGGTGCGGTGGGATGTTGAATGCTCGGGCTACATCCTCCACTGCCATTCTGCGTGAGTCGATGAATTGTGCCTTGTCGTTCTCCACGCTGGTCTGGATGAACTTGGCTCCACCGGTCAAGACTCCGGTCTTGTGGGCCTTTCTGAATCCTCTGTGTCTGGCATCAAAGCCGTCCACTAGTTGTTTGGCCTGATCGGGGGTAAGGTTGCCCGGGAACTCGATGATTCCGTTGGTGCTGGCTCCTTGTCCAAAGAAACGCGCGGCGTAAGATTCTAGGGCTAGGGCTAGTCCGAAGTTGTCCTTGAGGTTTTCCACTCGAGACATTCCTCGGATGTGGCCCGGCTTTACTACATCTGGGATGTGGATCAAGTCGGCTGTTGAGAGTGGTCCTGCCTCACCTTCGTAGTGAAACATAACTCGGCCGAGGCCGTTCCTTTTGATTTCCACTTTCTGCGGATTGAGCACGACTAGGTTTACTGGGTTGCCTGCTTCATCCTTGAATACCCTGATGAATGCGTTGCCATCCAATAGCAAGCTAACAATTGCGGATCCGTAGAATGCCTCTTTTGTGGTGTCCACATCGGGCTTGGTCACCCATGCCGGTCTCGGTCTGAATGGAAAGCGTGCGCCGTCCCTACGGATGTAGGCATCGATTGGCAAGGTTGATATGGTGTCACTGATGAGGCTGATGGCTGAGAAGATTGCGTTGACTCTAAATACGGTGTCTGGTGTGACATTCGTTCCAGATTGGTTCAGCACTTCCAAGTCGCCGCCGCTACCCCAGATGGTCTGAAAGCTTATGGCTCTACTCTCGAATAAATTGTTGAGCATTAGTTCCTCTCAGCCGCTAGGCCAAATAAAAGGAGGAAGATGCCGCCCACAAGGAATCCAGCCGGTATGAATATCAGGGCTGCTCCAGCGGTAATTGCCAACGCTCCACTTATCTGTAGTGCTGTTGCCATCATCTGCCTATACGAAGAATTGGGGTACAAGTTGTTCCTCCTCTATCCTACCAACCGTTGCCCGGTCAAATGCTATGACTGCGGCGACAGCCGCATCGATTTTCCGGGGGCTACCCCGATGTTCTTTTACAATTCTTGGTCCAAGTCTATCGACTTTGATTACTGCGTTGTTTAGGTGTCGTTCCAGAAGTGGATCACCATCGTGCTCCACTGTCTGCTCTGTGACGGCTGTGTAAAGCTTTGAGCACGCACTTACCATTCGGCTTGGGCTTGTGCTTGGAAATTCAATCACCGGCAGTCCCATCTCCATCATCGCTTCCATCGAGCGTTGCCAACGATAAGGGTCGCAGGCTATCTCTTTCACTGTGTGCTTTGCGCAGAATTGGATGATGGTGTCCTCTACCTCTTGGGTGCTGACTCTCCAGTCGTCGGTGTCCTCGGGTTGCTTTTCCCATGTCTCGATCATGAAGAGGTAGGGCTTGTCGTCGCCTTTCGGAATGGTGCAGCCGACCAGCGCGGTGCAGTCGCCGTTGAATGAGCCGTCAAAGCCGATGATGATTTCATCGTCCTCTCTGAGCTCTCGTTCCTGGGCTAATGGTGACCATGTGCCGTTGGGGAGCCATGCGTTCATCGAGCTGACCCATTGGTTCAGTCTCTTGGTCCTAAATTCGGGCTCCGGTGTTCGGCGCACTGCCGACTCAAAGTCGTCCAAGGCTACGAGGTCGTTGAATCCTGGGTTAGCGTCCTCCCAGACCTTGGGGTCTCGGTGGTCTGCATCCTGATCGGCCTCCCACCAGCTCATGAAGAAGGTCGGGTCCTCGACCTCGCCGCTGGCTACTCTCTTGCCGTATTGGTACAAGCTGTAGGCAATGCTGTCCTGTCCGGTGCTGTCTGTTTTTTGGCCGGCGGTGGTCACTGCCAAAAGTTGCGCCAGCTTTCCTCGGTTTCCCATTGACAATGAGAGCACATCAAAAAGTTCACGGTTCTTGTGAGCATGGATTTCGTCAATGATGGCCCGGGAAACATTCAGACCCTCTTTTGAGTAGGCTTCGGCCGACAAGACTTTCATTACTGAATTGGTGCTGGGCACATGGATTGCATCTCTGTAAAGCGTGCAGATTTCCGAGAGCTCGCTTGACTCCACCATTCGCTTTGCTTCACCAAAGATAATCCTGGCCTGCTCTTTCTCGGCTGCGGCGACCACGACTTCTCCACCTTCAATGCCTTCAGCTATCAAGCTGTAAAGGGCAAGCGTTGAAGCTAGTGCGCTCTTGCCTGATTTTCTTGGAGTGCCCACAAGTGCGACTCTTGCTCGGAGTCCTCCGTCGTCGTCTCTAGCAAATATCCGACGCACCAGTTCTCTTTGCCAATGGCGAAGCTCTAGCGATTGTCCGACCTTGCCTGCGATGCCGTCCTTACCAATCGTTCCAAAGGTTTCGGCAAACTGCACAGCGATGTCTCCGTCGCCTTGCTCTATCGCCTTTTCCGGCACCGGTGTCAGGTACTTCGGGGGCCAGCTACTTGACTTCACGCTGTGCTTTCATCATCAGAAGTTCCTCGAGCTTTGATTGTTTCTTGACCTCTGCTACTCCGAGCCTGGTCCGATCAGCTGGACTGAAACCGAGCAGGCTGAGGTTGTTGACGATTTCGCGATCAAGTGCCCTGAGTGCTTTGCGCTCGTCGGATCGGTTGTTGTTCCAGACGCTTGTCCTGAGCTTGATTCTCTCGTCGATCTGCTCGCAGGTCATGACCAAAAGCTCAAGGTCGCTGTGTGGGCTTATCCAAGTCAGGCCGCTTTCCCATACTCGGTCCCAGAATTGTTGACCTGCCTCGAACAGTTGCCGAGGTGGTTCGGGTATGGCTTTGATTGGTTCGAGCTGTTGAAGGTTGGCTGGGTCTGGAAGTGGTCGCCTGCCCGGGTTGCCCAGCAGTCTCTTTTGCTCAATCGGCACCGGTGGTCTGCCCATCTGCGCCATGGCTATACCTCTGCTAGTAGTTCAGCTTTTTTGTTGGTGTGAAATTCCCAACGCGCCAGAATTGCATCGGCGTACTCCGGGTCCAGCTCAATCAATCGGGAAGCTCTGCCCAGTTGCTCTGCGGCTATCAGCGTGCTGCCGCTACCACCGAATGGATCAAGGACGATGTCGCCTGTGATACTGCTATTGCTCATAAGCTTTGCCACCAGTGCGATTGGTTTCATCGTCGGGTGGATGTTGTTTTTCTTGGGCTTGTTCTCTCTCAGAATCGTTGAGTATTCTGCGTTGCTTCGGACTATCTCCAGAAGCTCTGCTTTGTTCATTGTGCTGATGTCCTGTTGGTCGTCAATGGTTGTTGCCTTGTTGCGCTCGCCGTACCACTTGTGTCCTGCTCCGGGTTTCCATCCGTAAATGACCGGTTCATGTTGCCAGTGGTAATCCTGGCGACCCATTACAAAGCTGTTCTTTACCCAGATGAGCACTTGCTTCAAGAGCCAGCCGGCGTTCACAAATTCGTTCCTGAAAATGTGGCCGGAGCTGTCTGCGTGAAAGACATATATTGGCGTGCCGGGTTTGCTGACTTCAATCATGCGATCGTAAGACTTGCGCAGGAACATCTCAAAGTCTGCATCGGTCATGTTGTCGTTGCTGATTGTCATCTCCTTTTCACCGCCGCCATGGTAGTCCACATTGTAGGGAGGATCGGTGATGACTAGGTCGACCTGCTCGTCGCCCATAAGGGCTTCGTATGTTGCCGGCTCGGTTGAATCTCCGACGGCTAGTTTGTGGTCTCCGAGTTGCCAAATCTGGCCGGGCTTTGTCCTTCTCTTGATGTTTTCCGGCAGGTCAACTTCTACAATGTTCTCAAGTTGGTCCGGAGCGTGCCACTCAAATCCCATATCGGTCAGCTCCCAGCCGGCCTTGTCGAGCTCGGCTAGTTGCTCATTGAGGATTCCTTTGTCCCAGGTTGCCAGCTCTGCCGTCTTGTTGTCGGCAATTGCGAAGGCTTTAATTTGTTGCTCGGTCCAATCCTCCGGGATTCTTACTGCCTCTATCTCTGTCCAGCCGATTCTCTTTGCCGCTTCAACGGTTCCATTGCCGGCGACGATGGTGTTGTCCTGCCCGACCACTATTGGTTTGCGCTGTCCGAAGTTGCTGAGGCTGTGTTCGATTGCTCGGAGGTTTGTCTCGTCATGTTTCCGCGCGTTGTTTGGATCGGGTATCAGCTGTTCAATTTTTAGGGTTTCAATTTTCACTTGGTGTTCCTTTGTAAGTCATCGACTTTGTTTAGTTGCTCCCATGGCAGTTCGGCTTTTCCGAAGTGTCCATATGCGGCTGTCTGAGAATAAATTGGTTTCCTTAGCTCTAGGCTTTCAATTATTGCTTGTGGTCGGAAGTCAAAGGTTGCTTCGATTGCTCTCTGAATGACATGGTCGAGGTACTTTCCTGTTCCGAAGGTGTCGACATAAATTCCGACCGGCCTTGCTTTTCCAATTGCATAGGCGAGCTGTATCTCTATCTTGTCTGCCAGTCCAGCGGCTACGGCGTTCTTTGCGGCCCACCTCAAAGCGTAAGCAGCCGATCTGTCGACCTTGGTTGGGTCCTTTCCGCTGAATGCTCCTCCTCCATGGTGAGCTGCTCCTCCGTAAGTGTCAGCGATAATCTTTCGGCCGGTGAGTCCGGTGTCGGCTTGTGGTCCTCCGAGTACAAAGCTGCCGGATGGGTTGACGAGGGTTTTGGTTGGCAGGTCGTATCCGTAAGCCAAAAGCACCGGGCCTATGACTTGGTTACGGATGACGGCTTCGAGGTCCTTGGGGTCTGCCTGCTTGCTGTGTTGGGTGCTAATCAGGACGGTGTCAATCCAGGCAGGCTTGCCTTGCTTGTAGACGACGCTTGTCTGTGTCTTTCCATCTGGCAGGATTATTTTTAGGCCGAGCTCTTTTCGGGCCCAGCTGAGGCGTTTGGCTAAGGCGTGAGATATGGCAATTGGGGCCGGCATGAATTCGGGGGTCTCGTTGGTTGCGAACCCGAACATGATTCCTTGGTCGCCTGCTCCGATGGTGTCGTATCTGTCGGTCGCCTCTCCGGATCGGACCTCGAGTGATTCGCTTACTCCATCGGCAATCTCCGGGCTCTGCTCGTCAATCGATACAAACACGCCGCAGGCTTCGGGGTTGAAGTTGGGGTCGTTGCTGTAGTCAATCTTTCGGAGCGTGTCTCGCACGATTCCTTGTATGTTGAGGTCGGCCCGGGTTGTCATCTCTCCGGCCACATGGATCACGCCGGTTGTTGCCAATGCTTCAATGGCTACCCTGCTCATTGGGTCTTGGGCCAAGGCTGCATCCAAGACGGCATCTGAAACCTGGTCGCAGACTTTGTCCGGGTGTCCCTCGGTGACGGACTCGGCCGTTATGATCTGGCTCATTTTTTTCCCTTTCTTGCTTCGTTCTTTTTCCTTCGGCGTGTGGCGTTGCCTTTCTTGGTTCGCTTGCCTGTCTGCTCCCAGCTCTTTCCGTTGCGCATCGGGTCCCTTTCCTTGTTGGTGTTTTTTAGCCTACATCAGAATCGGCGACTTTTGCGACTCTGTACAAGGACTCAGGGGCTCGGGGTGTTGGGTTGATTGCTCTAAAAGAAAAGACCCACCCCTGGTTATATGCGCGGTGGGGGGTCCTGTGAGGCTTGTACGAGGCTTTTGGTGTTATTTGCTCACAATTTGTCGATGCCGAGGGTCCGGGGGCTCTGTGAGCTCTCTCGCGCTATCGTCCGAGTGGTCGGTTCCCTCTACTGGCGTTGCACCTAGCGTGTGCTGGAGCGAGGGCACTGAATGGGTTGCCTGGTTGTAAGTGATCAGCTTGTATCTCTGCTCGGTCGGTGAATGGCTGGAGGCAGAGGTGGCAATGGGTGGCCGTCTCTTTCAATAGCCGGGCCTGTTGCTTGTAGTGATTGTTGTAAAGGAGGGACTTTCTTTTCTTTCTTTCCGGCGATTCAATTCTGGGTTTCTGCTCTCGGGGCTTTCGCTCGAACCTGCACGCATCGCAGTACTCCGATCGCGCTGTGAAGATTGCCTTGCACTTGAGGCATGGCTTGGGGAAGATGATCAATCCTTTCCCCATCCTTTGCC